AAGCACACAATGACTTGAAGGACATCCTGCAAACTATCTATGACTGTCAAGACATCTGGATGTCTGATGTGGGTAAGTTGGAGAGCATGTATTGTGACCTGCACCGCATCTTCAAGTTCGTACCCAAAGAGGACGAGGACGGAAAACGTATGCAATATGCAGATTGGGTGCTGGCAGAGGATGACAACGCTTGACATTGCGTCAGCAAACTGATATAACATGACATCACTTAACGGACAAAGGAGACAGATATGCCGTTAGATTTTGCAAACACATCCGTCGTGGATGTACCAGAACACCTTGATTTCCCTGTGAAATATGAGGATACAAAGATGGAAGGCCAAAAGTATGTTATCAATGGCAACACTGATGAGTACATTGGCATCGTCGGCAGTGGGTTCAAATGTGAAGACCATGGCGACTTCTTCCGCAAGGTAAGTGCCACCATGACTGAACACCTGTCACAGTATGAATTGCTGGATGCAGAGGTAACATGGAAGGACGCCTACAACAACGGCATGGGCATCATGGATGTTCGTCTGCCTAACGTGTCTGCCAAGATCAGGACTACGCGCCATGAGACTGAAGTGCAACAGCGCATCATTGCTCTGCATGGTGTCAACGGAACCTGCTCTAACGTGGCTATCTTTGGGGCGATTGATTTCTTCTGCCTCAATGGTATGATCACTGGTGATCACGACAAGGTGAAGCGTAAGAACACCAGCGGCTTTGACATGGATGCGTTCATCCGTAGGCTTGGCAAATCCAAAGACAACTTCTACGCCAAGACAGAACAGATGCAGCGGTGGGCTGAAAGTTCTCTTGTCACTGTGGATGTCAAGGCTCTGCTTGAAAGCATTATGAAGAACAACAAGCAAGCTGAGAAGATGTTTGCTCTGTATCGTGAAGAGGTAACGACGCGAGGCCAGAATCTGTGGTCCCTCTACTCTGCCTTCACTAACTATGCAACCTATGCTGATGAGCGCAATGGTTTTAAGATGCGTGAGACAGGCAACGATACACAAGCCAAGACAATGCTAGATCGTGAGTATGATGTGGCGCGGTGGGTGAATACCTCACAGTTCCGCTCACTTGTAGACACACGTTTTGTAGCCTAAAGGAAAGAGGTGCGTCATGCTAACAATTAATAAATCTACCGGTATGCTCATTGGTTTAGCAATCGGTGATGCGCTTGGCGCACCTCTGGAATTTAGACCAGCTAGGAATCCTGATAACTATCTGAAAAGATATACAAAAGGCGGCGTATACAGTATGGACATAGGTGAGTGGACAGATGATACAGCCATGGCACTGGCTATGGCAGAGTCCATAATTCACTATGGCATGTTTGATGCTAACGATATCATGGATAACTTTGTAGCTTGGTATCAAGAGGGAAAGTTCGTTCCAAGAGGTTCTTGCTTTGACATAGGCGTAGCCACCAGCCAAGCACTAGATAGATACATGCTTGATCCTGACAGTCCATATAAAGGTGATCCTAGTCCTATGAGGGCGTCTAATGGTGCGCTAATGCGAATTGCGCCGGTTGTTATAGCCGCTAGAAACAAAGAAGAATTATTTACAATGGCGGTGCAACAAACTATACTAACACATGCGTCACCACTATGTATTCAATACAGTGTGATGCTGGCAGAGGAATTGTATCATGCAAATCCGTTGCAAAAATACAAAGAGTACAGGCACGATCCTGATGTGAAGCCAGAAAGCATTGCATCGTCTGGGTATGTGGTGGACACGTACACTGCGGCAATGTGGGCGTTCCAATCGACAGATAACTTTGAGGATTGTGTGATAGCCGCTGTCAACAGAGGAGATGATGCAGACACTGTTGGTGCCGTTGCCGGTATGATAGCTGGCGCACACTATGGTTATACAAAAATACCCAAGCACTTCACAGACGATTTGATGTGGCACGATAGATTGTTTAGTGCTGCCGTCAAACTACACAGGAGATAAGACATGCTGTCTATTGAAAGATTAGCAGAAGAATACTATTCTTCACATGATTTTAAGAACTTACGTGAAGAAACTAAGTTGCATTATAAATATCTTTTACGTGTTATGTTTGACACAGAGATGTCCGACACTAGGCTTGGTGTGATGGATCATGCGTCCATTACGACAAAGCAAGCCAAGATGGCTTACGACTTTTGGTGTGATCGTGGTATTCCATTTGCGAATCATGTAATGGCTACGACGCGCATCTTGTTTAACTATGCAGTGAGGATGGAGCATTGCAATCTAAACCCATTCTCATCCGTCCGTAGACGCTCCTCCAAGCCACGTAAAGTGCTTTGGGGTAGGGAGGATATACAGAAGCTGCTAGACGCCGCCTACAGCGATTTTAGCACCCGAAATATTGGACTGATAGCGCACATGGCATACGCTTGGTGTCAGCGCGTGGGTGACATGCGTCTTCTTACATGGGATACTATACAATTTGATAAGGCACGTGTACATATTGAACAATCAAAGCGTAGGGCAGAGGTATTCTTGCCCATAGACGACGACTTGCTCGACATGTTACAACAACAGAAAGAGGATTTTGGATTTCAAAAGTGGGTTGCGCCAAGACCACAACCTGTTGGTGGTGAATACATCCCATATAGCGAGTACAAGCTGCCACTACATGCAAGAAAGTTGATGGACGAGGCTGGTTTGTCAAGAGAACTGCGACTATCTGACCTGCGGCGCACAGGCACAACAGAAATGGTTGAGGCAGGTGTAGGAATAGGACAAATCATGTCGGTAACAGGACATGCTAATCCACAATCAGTAAAACCATACATGAAAAATACGTATGCTAGTGCAAATAATGCCTTGACAGCACGTAAATCGTATGGTAAAAGCACTTAACTGCCGCACAGGAGAGAGTATATATGAATAATATATATAACATTATAAGTGATATGAATGTACCAGTTGGTACGACAGTTAGAACTAAGTGTCCTAGCTGTGGGCAACGTACATTTACAGTGACTAATAATATGGGATCACTTGTATGGAATTGTTTTCGTATGTCTTGTGATCTCAAAGGTGGAACACGTGTGCGTATGTCAGCGGATGATATTCGTGTGCAGCTATCTGATGCAGAACGCTTTGCAGAAGACAGCTTTGTTATGCCGGAGTATCTTGTTCCGCATAACTACGACGTGATTGAGTGGGCTAGTGAGTTGTATGGGCTTGACGCAGAAGAGTTAGGCTTGCTGTATGATGTGCGTGAGCATCGCGTTGTGTTTCCTATCAAACATAACGGCAAAGTTGTGGATGCTACAGGACGTGCGCTTGGTAAGCGTCTGCCTAAATGGCGTCGATATGGAAAAAGTGGCTTGCCATATGTTAGTGGCTGTGGTAAAGTCGCCGTAGTTGTTGAGGACTGCGTGAGTGCCGCTGTAGTTGGTAGCGGTAATGCTGTCGGGGTTGCTGTGCTTGGGACATCTTTGTCTGATGCACACAAAAAATATCTCGCGCAGTTCTCAACAGCCATCATTGCACTTGATCCCGATGCGGTGCGTAAAACTTTAATGATGGCAAAAGAATTGAGAGGACACGTCAATAATGTTCGTGTTCTCTACTTGACAGACGATCTGAAATATCGTAATCCAACTGACATGAAAAACCTAGCCGACATAGGAGATGTTTAATGGAAGTAGCAATGTTAAGAAGTCTGATGGACAAAGGATTCTACGATGACCATCGTGGTGCCAAGTGTCCTGACAGGCTCTTTAGTTCTGACAATAGGAAGATTAAACAGACAATAGACAGAGCCATGGATCACTACAATCGTAGCGTGACTCCAGATGAAGTTGAGGCTTTGTTTTTGTCTAACAATCCTACGATGACGACAGCGCAGCGCAATGGGTTTGCTAGTCTGTTTTCTCAAATTAAACGAGAAGAGACTATGGGCAACGACATAGCACAAGAAGTGTTGTCTAAGTTATTTCAAAAAGTCGTAGGCGAAGACATAGCAAACATTGGATTTGACATGGTGAGCGGCACAGGTGGGACAATGGAGTCTCTACGTAATCTCATAGAGAGATATGGAGATGACTTTACTCCCAACCTGAATATCGAATGGGATGATATTACTATTGAAAGCCTGATAGCTAAAGCTGAATTGGAAGCACGTTGGTCTTTCAACATTCCTCCTGTTGCTCGTAAGATAGAAGGCGTCAGTGCTGGTCAACTTATAGAGGTGGGCGCACGTCCTAATACTGGAAAGACATCGTTCCACGCCAGCCTGATTGCCGCACCAAATGGGTTTGCACATCAAGGCGCAAAATGTATTGTGCTGTGCAACGAAGAGCCTACACATCGTGTGGGTGCAAGATATCTCACAGCCGCCGCAGGAATGTCGGCACGTGAGGTGAAAGGCAACATGGCGAAAGCCAAGTCATTGTATGAGCCTGTGATGAATAACATCAAGATTAAGGAGGCGTCTGGACGTGACATGAATTGGGTGGAGTCTGTTGCCAAGACATATCGGCCTGACATTCTTGTTCTTGACATGGGTGATAAGTTTAAGGCAGAGGGAGGTTTTGCCCGACAGGACGAAGCACTTAAAGCCTGTGCCATCCATGCGAGGCAGATTGCGAAAGCGTATGACTGTGCTGTATTCTATATGTCACAGTTGTCTGCTGATGCAGAGGGCAGGACACAACTAAATCAAAGCATGATGGAAGGATCACGCACAGGCAAGGCTGCAGAGGCTGACCTGATGATCCTGATTGGAAAGGCTGCATCAGTAGAAGGACAAGATGAAGACAGTCCGATGCGGCATATTAACATTGTCAAGAACAAGTTGAATGGTTGGCATGGTATGGTCAACTGTGAACTTGACTACTTGACAGCAAGATACGAGGGGTGATATAAGATGCTAGGATTAATAGTGACTTTTGCTTTTGCTATGTTTGCACAAGATAATGCAGAGTTTATCAAAGATGCAGAACAGAAGCGTAGCGAAGGCTATCGGTTTGAGTATACTGGTAAGCATGATGCTGATCCTGCTATCCCGCACATTGATATGGGCGGCAAAGTATACTTTAGTATGAGGAAAGAGTAGAGATGAAGATGTCAGATAAAAGTTCCGTATGTGACGGTGAAGACCTCGAATATTCCAAGCATGATATTCCAGAGTTAAAAGAACTTCTAATAGAAGCAGAAAAGGACGCCAAACAATGTGACCTAGACAACTATCACAAGGACCGATATTCTAACAGGCACAGACGCGAAGTCTGTAGAATAAAAAAACTCATAGAGTTAATACAGCTTTGCGATGTTGTTGAAGACTACGATTATGGGTTGGCATTGGTGAATAGAAAGTTTATAGTCAGTCTTAGTGATAACAATTGGCGGGTGTTGGGCAAGAACAAATGGTATAAACACAAGCATGACTTGAAACATTTCGTGGACAACTATGTATATAAGGACGGGAACAATGAAGCTAACACTTGATGTAGAGAACACAGTCACACATCGTGACGGCAAGATGCACTTAGACCCATTTGAGGCTGGCAACAGCCTGACTATGGTGGGTATGCTGACTGACCAAGGCCAGTGCCTTACGTTCCCATTTGATCACGCTGATTGTCCTAATCAGGAGGATCACTACGAGCGTGTACAGATGATGCTTGACGAAGCTACTGTGCTGATAATGCACAACGCAGCACACGATCTACTGTGGCTGTGGGAGAGTGGCTTTAAGTATGATGGTCCTGTGTTCGACACGATGTTGGCTGAGTATGTGCTACAACGTGGCATCAAGGAGCCTCTTTCATTGCAAGCGTGTGCTGAACGATATGATCTTGACACTAAGAAGCAAGACACGTTGAAAGAATACTTTAAAAAAGGATACAGCACCCGCGACATTCCTTACAACGAACTGTGTGAGTATCTGGTCGCTGATTTAGAAGCTACGCAGCAATTGTCTGACAGGCTGATGTATCGGCTAAACACACCAAAGGATAGTGGTCTGATGGGTACTGTTGACCTGACCAATCAGGTTGCAGTGTGTCTTGCTCGTATCTATCAGCGTGGTTTCACGGTGGATAGCAAGGCACTGGAAGAGGTGCGTGAGGAGTTTGAGCAGGAACGTGATCAACTTATTGTTGATCTGCAAAGACATGTTCGTCGTCTCATGGGCGATACACCCATAAATCTAAACAGTCCAGAACAATTGTCTTGGGTCATTTATAGCCGTAAAGTAAATGACAAACAGTATTGGTCACAAGAGATTGATCCATACATGGATGAGAGAGACTTTAGGAATCTAATAAACGCTCACACGACTAAGCTGTCAAAGACAAGAGCGGTGCAGTGTCGTGAGTGTAATGGCACCGGATATATCCGCAAGACAAAAAAGGATGGCACACCATTTGCCAAGCCTAGTCGTTGTAAAGTGTGCGACACACAAGGATATTTATTTCAACCGACAAATCAGGTTGCAGGTTTGAGGTTCAAGCCACCATCCCCAAAGTGGGCAAGTGCAAATGGCTTTAGCACAAGCAAAAATAATTTGGCTATACTAGAAAATGCTGCTAAGAAAAAGGGATCAACAGACACAGTTGATTTCCTATCTAAGATAAGAAGATTGTCGGCGGTTGAAACCTACTTGTCCTCTTTCGTTGAGGGCATAAAGATGTTTACTAAGCAGGATGGTAAGCTGCATGTCCGCTTGCTACAGCACCGCACTGCAACTGGTCGCCTGTCAGGTGCAGAGCCTAACATGCAGAACATGCCACGTGGCGGCACTTTCCCAGTTAAGAAGGTGTTTGTGTCCCGGTGGGAAGGTGGCAAGATTATGGAAGCTGATTTCGCACAGCTAGAGTTTCGTGCAGCAGCTTTTTTATCACAAGATGGAGTAGCAATAGATGAAGTATCTACGGGATTTGATGTACACGCATATACCAGTAAAGTTATTACTGATGCTGGTCAACCGACAAGTCGCCAAGAAGCAAAAGCGCATACGTTCGCGCCGCTTTATGGAGCAACGGGCTTTGGGAGAACTACAGCGGAAGCAGAATATTATACGCACTTCACGGAGAAATACAAAGGCATCGGAGTATGGCACTCCCGATTGGCTAAAGAAGCTGTAAACACTGGTTATATTACCACGCCATCTGGCAGACAGTTTGCTTTTCCTGATGTAGTGCGTAAGACAAATGGTCGTGTATCACACTTCACGCAAATAAAAAACTATCCTGTGCAGTCATTTGCTACTGCTGACATTGTACCTGTGGCATTGTTGCACATAGAAAAATTACTTGACAGCATGCAGTCTTGCGTGGTAAACACTGTGCATGATAGCATCGTAATAGATGTTCATCCTGATGAAGAACAGAGAGTAATACAAATAATTCAGGATACTAACAAGGTGCTGCCTGACTTGATCACTACACGTTGGGGATTAGTGTTCAATGTTCCGTTAGAACTAGAGGCAAAAATTGGCCCCAACTGGCTTGACACGAAAGACGTGTCGTGATATAACTATGATTTCTGACTCGAAAGAAGGAGTATAAAATACATGAACGAGATCACAACTATTGACACTAATAACTATGCTGCTATGGCAAAGGCTATGGGTGTCGCCAATGAAGGCACAAGCAACAAGAAGTCGAGTACACTTGCTCGTCTTCGTATTCATCACACTCCCATCATGGGCATCGCAGATGTCAATGGCAAGAGAGTGAATGTAGAAGTCGTTGAGGGGGGGCAGTATAAACTGGAAATTCCAGATGGGCCAACTTATTACGCTTCTGCTGCGCGTATCCGTCCATACATGCAACGCTTTATGTACAAGCGTTTCATCATGGCATCAGGCACTTCGCCCAACAGGTACGTGAAGACTGTCATGGCTGACAATCTAAACATTGACTTGAAAGATAACGATGGTGGTTTTAACTGTGGTAAGCCAGCAGGCTACATTCAAGACTTCAAGTCGCTGCCTGAAAAGACTCAAGACTTGATCAAACAGATCAAACGAGTGCGTGTAATCTTTGGCACAGTTGAGTTGGTTAATCCTACGGATGATCAAGGAAACTCTGTCGAACTAGGCTCTACTCCATTTATATGGGAAGTAGACAATCGTGATGCTTTCAAAGGTTGGGGTGAGGTGTTCTCTACTTTCGCCAAGCAAAAGAGATTGCCTATTCAACATATTGTAGAAGCCGCTACAGAAGAGCGTCCATTGCCTAATGGCAATAGTTTCTTCTTGCCTGTGAACACTGTAAACCTGACCAATATCGTAGATATTGAACAGTCTGACCAAGAGTTGTTTACTGACTTCATGGCATGGGTTCAAAACTACAATGAATACATCATTAATACGTATGCCGAAAAAGCTACAGCGCATAATGATGAGGATGATATTGAGATTACTGACAGCTTGTCAGATATGATTGATATTGACGACGAAGAGGTAGTGCAATGAACCATCCTGCTGAACTGGCGTTGCATAAGTACATGGAGAGTGCTGCTAATGGAAAGTCCACAATGTCTGTGGAAACTATCCAGCAAGTAGGACAAGATGTAATGTGCGCACTTGCGCGTCAGTTTGGTGGGGGCAATAAGCGTGACGAGTTTGGTCTGCGTATGTCTAATGTGGGCAGACCATCTTGTCAGCTTTGGTTTGAAAAAAATGAACCAAAAAAAGCATTGCCGCTACCTACAACATTTGTTATGAACATGATGATTGGAGACATCGTTGAAGCTGTCTTCAAAGGTTTACTTACAGAAGCGGGGGTAAAGTATGAGGACGATGACAAAGTTACGCTCAACCTTGATGATGATACATCCATCTCTGGCACCTATGATGTTGTTATTGACGATGCTGTTGATGATATTAAGTCCGCATCTAATTGGTCGTACACTAATAAGTTTGAATCCTTTGACACTCTTAGACAGGGTGATGCTTTTGGGTATGTAGCACAGCTTGCTGGCTATGCAAAGGCATCAGGCAAACGTGCTGGTGGCTGGTGGGTAGTGAATAAATCTAATGGTCAGTTTAAGTACGTGCCAGCGACAGGTATGGATGTAAATAAAGAGGTAGAAAAAATTAGGCAAACGTCTGACACTCTAAAAGAAAATAGGTTTGAGCGTTGTTTCGATGCTGTTCCTGAAAAATTTAGAGGTAAAGAGACAGGCAACATGGTGCTAGATCAGAACTGCGTATTTTGTAAATACAGGTTTTCTTGCTGGCCTAATCTACAGGAACTACCATCTGTAATGTCACAGGCAAAGCAACCAAAGACTGTTTCATATGTAAGTCTGGCAGAAAAATATGCCTAATCACAAAGCGTTTCGTGCAGCACGGAAGTACGGATACAGGAGTGGTCTTGAACACAAGCTGTCTATATATCTAGACGAACTCAAGATAACTTATACATATGAGAAGTTAAAGATTGAGTGGGAAGATTTAGCTTACAGGACATATACTCCTGACTTTGTGTTACACAATGGCATTATTATTGAGACAAAGGGAATGTTTACTGCGGCTGACAGGCGCAAACATTTAGCTGTAAAAAAACAACATCCACAGCTTGACATTCGTTTTGTCTTTGAGAATAGTAGAAGAAAGCTGCGCAAAGGTGCCAAGTCAACCTATGCTGAGTGGTGTATTAAGTACGGCTTTAAATATTATGATCGTATCATACCGGAAGATTGGCTGAAAGAAAAAGGAAAGAACAAACACCCGAAGTTTATCAAGTTTAGTGGGACTAAAGTGAAAAGGAGGTAGACATGGAATCAATTGAAGAAGGTGACTTTGTAATTCGCATCCGGCCATCAGAGGTAGATGGAGAGTGGACAGGAGAGGTAGACATATCTATTATATCACAAGCTAATAATCCACTTAATGATGAGGGATATACACAGCTAATGCATTTTTGCAAAATGATGTGTGCCACTATTCCTCTAATGGAAATGGATAGTAGACTTCGTGAGTTAGTCCACAATTATGTTATGGAAGTTGTTGACAATGAAGATGAAGACGTGCTAGAAGATGATGAGGGCGTTATCATTACTAAAGAAGATGGCAACGTGGTACACTTGAGTTTTGGTAGTAAGACGAAAGGAAATGCATAATGAGGCACGAAGCATATATGAAGAGGGCTGCAGAGTTAGAACAAGCAGCTAAAGAAGCCTATGGTAATGTGGATATGGTCAATAGTCCACCACACTACAACAAAGCTGGTGTAGAGTGTATCGAAGGTATACGAGCCGCTACAGGTGATGGATACGAATATTATCTACAAGGAAATATTATGAAGTATCTGTGGCGGTATCGTTACAAGAATGGCACAGAGGACTTGAAGAAAGCACAGTGGTATCTTGATAAACTAATAGAAGAAGTAGAAGGCTGTTACGATGAAAGTTAAAGTCTTCATTACAATTGAAATAGACCCGGAAGAGTATCCGGTTCCTGCCGATGAAGATGTCGGCATTGAGATTGAGGACGGCATACGTGAATACTTTTATGATGTTGACGGTGCAGAAATCAAACATATAAAAACATTAACGGAGTGACGAGATGAACAACTATTTACCGACGGACTATCAAAACTTTATTGCTCTTTCCCGATATGCTCGTTGGAAAGAGGACGAGCAACGAAGGGAGACATGGAGTGAAACAGTCGAAAGATATTTTGATTATATTACTAGGCATCTGGTCACTAAACATGACTATCAGCTTTCTGATTCACTGAGGGGTGAACTAGAGGAAGCGGTGCTTAATCAAGACATCATGCCAAGCATGAGAGCGTTAATGACCGCCGGTCCCGCACTGGATAGATGCCATGTCGGCGGTTACAATTGCTCCTACGTACCAGTGGATAATCCTCGCGCTTTTGACGAGACGATGTATATCCTCATGTGCGGCACTGGTGTAGGCTTTTCTGTGGAACGTCACCACACAGATAAGCTGCCTGTCGTCAACGAAACCATGCATGACACTGATACTGTCATCAAGGTTGGCGACTCACGTCCGGGCTGGGCCAAATCCCTGCGAGAACTAATCTCGCTTTTGTACGCAGGGCAAGTACCACAATGGGACACGTCAGCGGTTCGTCCTGCTGGCGCACGTCTCAAGACTTTCGGTGGTCGTGCGAGTGGCCCAGCCCCACTTGAAGAACTATTTAGATTTACAGTGGAGATGTTTAAGAAAGCATCAGGTCGTCGTCTATATCCGATTGAGTGCCATGACTTGATGTGTAAGATTGGTGAAGTTGTAGTTGTTGGCGGTGTACGCCGCAGCGCACTCATCAGCCTGTCTAACCTGAACGATGATCAAATGCGCCACGCTAAGTCAGGTCAGTGGTGGGAGAATGAAGGCCAACGTGCATTGGCTAACAATAGCGTTGCCTACAAAGAAAAGCCAGAGATGGGTACGTTCATGCGAGAGTGGGTGTCTCTGTACGAAAGTAAGTCAGGTGAGCGTGGCATCTTCAACCGCCAAGCTGCTAGGAAACAAGCACAGAAAAATGGTCGTCGTGACATAGACCATGACTTTGGCTGTAATCCATGCAGTGAAATTATATTGCGGCCATATCAGTTCTGCAACTTGTCTGAAGTTGTCGTGCGTTCATCGGATACACAACAATCATTGACAGAGAAAGTTCGTCTGGCTACCATTCTTGGCACATTCCAATCTACGTTGACAGACTTCAAGTATCTGCGTAATATATGGAAAAAGAACACAGAAGAAGAGAGGCTACTTGGTGTATCTCTTACTGGTATTATGGATAATGCAATGATGTCAGGTAAGTCAGCACACCTTGGCATGAACATAGGTGCCACACTAAATGCTCTGCGTGTAGAGGCAGTAAAAACAAATGCCGACTTGGCTGCGGAATTAAATATTCCCATCTCTACAGCGATTACATGTGTAAAGCCTAGTGGCACAGTATCACAGCTTGTGGACAGTGCTTCTGGTATCCACGCTCGTCACAACCCGTACTACATTCGTACAGTACGGGGCGACAATAAAGACCCGCTGACACAGTTTATGATTAGCGCAGGTGTTCCATCTGAACCAGATGTAATGAAGCCGGACAGCACAACAGTGTTTAGCTTCCCCATGAAGTCACCACACAATGCGGTCACTAGGTTTGACATGTCTGCTATTGAACAGCTTGAGTTATGGTTAGTGTATCAACGTCACTGGTGTGAACACAAGCCATCTGTTACTATCTCTGTGAAAGAGCATGAGTGGATGGAAGTAGGCTCGTGGGTGTACGAACACTTTGATGAAGTGTCTGGTATCAGCTTTTTGCCATTTAGTGAGCATACATACAAGCAGGCACCCTATCAGGATTGCACTGTAGAAGAGTATGGCGAGATGCTGCAACGTATGCCAAAGGGAATTGATTGGACATGGTTGCAGGATTATGAGAAGGAAGATACCACAACAGGTGGACGTGAGTTGGCTTGCACAGCAGACGCATGTGAAGTAGTAGACCTGAACGCAGCATGATTGAAGGTGCAGACATGCCGAACTGGTGGCAGTGGTGGTTGTTATTCGCCATCACTGTCAACACCTCCATCAATGTGGTCGTGTTCTTCAAGCATAGGTTCAGACAGAAAAAGGGGGTTGACACATGAGTGAGAAAAGAGTAATGTGGAAACAGGGTGACGGATGGGCACAGTACAATCCACCAAAGCATCACCCATCTTACGAAGAATGGATGAAGAGAAAGGAGAAAGAGAATGAGAACAAAGATGATTAACGTGTTGAAAAATCACGCACAATCGAATGTCCATCTGCACATGATGAACATCGAAGCCTATCTTAAAAATCCTGCTGGTATCGGTGAACACTCTGATATTATGGAAGCAATACAGGGTGAACTAGATAAGATGGCTGTGCATGAAGACCGCCTTGCAATTCTCAAAAACTGGCCTGAAGGAGACTAATTATGCTAGAGGATCAGCACTATACTAAGAGTGACGCCGTATATGAAGATGGAGATTGGTGGTACAAAAGTCCTAGTGGATATCGCCAGCGTGTGTCTACACATGCAGCAAAGAATACTAATCGCATGTTTGTCAAC